GTTGATTTAATATAATTTAGACACCTAAAGGTGTCAATGGGCATATATTATCAAGTAAGAGATATGCCCATGAATGAAAAGAGGGGGCTTACTTCCCCTCTTGTTCTGGCTTCTTCGGCTTTACTAGCCTGAAGATCGCAACTGCAATACTATGCAGTTTTAGTAATAACTGAATTGTCTTTGCCATGAGTACCTCCTGTACTCAGCTTATAGATAACTTGATCAAATTTCTTTAGTAATGGATCTTCTTTTGGTTGTTCACGCTTAACCAATACCCCGTTCTTTAAAAGAATGTCAGCATTTTCGGGATTATTGACAAAGTTTTCGAGCTGTGCAGGGTCGTTGTCCATTAGTCTGCGGACATCAGCAGGTAATGAGTAAAATAGGTCCGTGGCTTTTTGGGTAATCTCAAAAGCCTCCATTAAATTGGGAATCTGTGTGTTATCTATGTATTGTGGTTCACGGTTCTGCATTTGAGGCAATAGGCCAGTTTTTGCATAATTTGCCATGATAACATTAATGTCACAGGCATTTTTGTAAGATTGGTCTGTTAAAATTGGGGATGAACAATCAATTGATACGTCTCTTCTAAGTTCGTGATGATTTGTAATTTTCATTTGTAAATTTCTCCTGTGATCATGTCTACTGGTTTTACGTGTGGTGGTAGTTTTCTTTCCATAATTTTTTTTGCAGAGCTTGCGCCATTAAGAAGTCCTCCGGCGCGATCAATAATTGCGTCGAGAGGAGCAACCGTTTTGTCTATCTCAGCATGTTTGTTCAAAACTTGGTTTTGTTTAACTGTGGTTGCATTATTGGAAAGATTTGTTCTCATGTTACTAATGTCTGATTGATAAGCAGCCTTATAATAATCAGAGACCCGAGTGGAGGCTCCATCTATGTTAACGGCATCTAGTCCGTTTCTAGCGGCATAGGTTTGTGCGCCTTCATATTTAGCAAAAGTTGAAAGCGACATTTTGTTTTGAGCATCAAGCGCCTCGGCTTCAGTTTTTTTAAGTGTCTCGTCTGCAATGCGAAGCTGTTTTTCTCCAGCTTCCAGTTGTTGACTTGTGACTTTTGCATTAAGAGCAGAATTTACGGCATGAGAAAAGTCCGGGGCTTCGTTTTGCATAACGGCAGAAGCTCCCGAGGGGGCTGACGCGCCCCCTCCCCCTGCTGAAAGTATCGGGTTAAGTCCAGCGGCTCTTAAGTCAGCGACCTCGCGGGCGTGGGCAGAACCTGCCATTCTTTCTTGAAAAGCCATTTGTTGGTTCATCATGGCTTGATTTTGCTTGTTGGCTTCAGAAGCACCAAAAGCTGAGCCAATAGCCGAGCCAGCCATGCCTCCGGCAATCGCCCCTACGCCAGGAAGGGCAGCTCCTAAGGCTACCCCGGCAGCGGGGGCGACGATAGGGGCAATTTTACTTAAAAATCCCATTTAAACCTCCTTTAAGGCCCCCTGCATGGAAGATCAGGGGGCGGTCTAGTTAGCCTTCAACCCATCTTGTAAGGGTGGTTTGTCCTAGAAATGATCAATTAGTCCCGGTGTTGCATATGTTGGCATAGGTCTTGCCGCTTTAAAGTCGAAGAAACAGTCTAATAAGAATTGTGGTTCTGACGCAACCGCCACAATTCTTGAAACAGGTGGGTTTTCGACAATGAAGGAAGCATTAAGGGCAGGGAGGGCAGAGAAGTTTTGCGATAAATGCCATACATCTAAAGAGGTGGTTGCATTAGACCTAAATTGACCAGTAACTAGAGATGGTTTATATCGATATTCTGCGTATCGTTCTTGATATCCGAAAACATTTTCGTCTGCTCCGGCACCTGCGGTACCTTGAGCATAAATTTCTTTGTTTAAAATAGCTTGTTCTCCAAGGTGTGCAAGAGATGGCCAAAAGAAATCAAAACGTGTACGTCTTGACCACATTCTATTAATGCCTTGTTGGTAGTTTAGGTCGGCGCGAATAGATACTAATCCAATAACAATTTCATGTTCGGTGAATGATTTTATAACATTAGCATCAGACATACCAACGGTTCCCATGGCAGCTAAGTTACCTTGTGGTGTTGAGCCTCCTGATGTAGGAGCAGTTTGAGCAATAGGATTAATGTTAATATTGGCTGTGCGACCGCCTAAATACTCTGGTCTTTGAAGTCTAGCGTCTGGTGAAATAACGCCAAAGTGAGAGCGTACTAGCTCTGTGTATCTTGTTCCGCCGCGAGCGTCTTTCTCATACATTCTTTGAACTTGAAAGGCCTCGCGAAGTTGATTAATTGTAGCGGCTGTTGCAGTTGAGAGATCAGCGTAAAGAGTTGCGTTCGGAGTACCGGCAACAGAAACGCCCGGGTTACCGGCAGGGTTTACAGTCATTTGTACCTGTGCTCCAGATGAATTAAGAAATCCAACATGAGTTCCAGTAGCTCCTGTGGATTTAATATTGGCAGAGGTCCCTAACGGTAGAGCGACTGCAGTACCTTTCTGTGCCCATGGTAATGCAGAAGTGAAATAATCTTTTCGTTTTCCACGGTCAAGAATAGCATAATCGGTACTAGCGTCAGGACCATCGCCAAGATTAATGGTAACAGAGTTTTGAAGGTTTTCATCTCTATACCATTCATTCCAAATAAGGTTGTATGCACGAAGGAAAAGCGCGCTATTAACAATGCCCGCTTTTTTTGTAGGTAGTCCCATATAGTCATAAATAGAACCCTCTGTATAGCCACCTGCGGGGGCGGTAATTGTTGGTATTAAAAAAGAAGTAGAATCACCTGGGTTTGCTTGTTCCCCATTAAATTTTTTCCAGTTACTCCATACAAGTCTCAAGGGCACACTGAAAAAGTGAACATCAAGGAACATATTGTCCATGATTGGTTTTAGAGGAGTAGAAAGCCTTCCGAATAATGATGTTTTAATGTTAAAGGTATCTCCCGGAAGGGCTTCATCAACAAATACTGGAATAAGTTTTCCAGCATTAAGAGTTGTTTTGTATCCATGAGATCGATCAAAGGTAGATCTTTGGATTTCTGGTTTTGCAACATGATTAAAAATCTGTTGCGGTGTCACCACTGATTTCATTTTCATTCATTCTCTCCATAGAAGGGGGCGGTGTTACCCGCCCTGTTGATAGGTTTATTGAATTTGTTTAACTACAAACTCGGAAGCATTAGCAAGAATTAGAGGTTTGTCGTAAGAAATAATAGTAGCGGTTGACTCGTCAAATTCTCCAAGCTCGACCATTGTAAAGTCGCTTGGATATTTATAAAAATTAGAATCAGTATCTTTGCAAGATGCTTCGAATGCGCGCAGAGCTTCGCCTTTTGTTTTAAAATAAATTGGCGAAAGATAGGCTTCTGCTTTTGAGTCGTGAATTGAATACATTCTCATTTTTTTTCTCCCATGTTGTAAAAATGATAGTCATTTCTTTTTGTTAAAAGCTCATCCTCAAGAAATTCGTTCTCGGTTTTTACAGTAGCATCAACTGTACGAAATTCGTTTTTCATATCGGATTTGCTTTGATCTATAACAAACTTAGCATAAATCTCGTGAGCAGAACGAGACTTAAACTTAAGCATTCTGTCGTTTTCATACCTTTCATGAAGGGTAGGGTTAATAGAGGCAAGTTTTTTAAAATAATATCTTGGTAAAATCATTTCTGAATCAATCATTTGTTGGTGATTTTCCACAAAGAAGTTATAGCCAATGGCCGGTCTTTTTGAGCAGTCCATACTATCACTGACCGTGACAAGTTCGCCTGTGACCGGATCGGTAAGAGTATGCTTCTTGCCTTTGAGTGAATAACTCGCAATGTAATAGGCGGTTTTTTCGTTTGCAGCGCCAATTGAGTGAAAGCCATATGTCCAGAGCCTTTCTAGTTCCCTAGAGGTGTAAAGGCATTCGCCTTTATTGGTTGTTTTAAGATATTTTTGTTCCTTCGGACAATATCCGAAAATAATTGCATGATGATGAGGCCTAAAGGTGTTTGAGCCATATTCATGACTAACCATATACCTAATAGGTTTTTTTAAATGCTTTCTAAGTCGTTTAATAAATTTTTGGAATTCTGATTTAACTACAAAAATAGAGGGAAGTTTTTCTTGTGAGTAGGTTAGTGTAATAAAGCAATTTTCGGAATGAGTAGCAATTTCATGACGGGCTCTTGTGGCCCATTCAATTGCTCTTTTGGAAATACATTCAGAGCATTTCCCACAAGGAAGGCGAAGATCGCCTTCACTTGTGAAATCAACTCCAGTACCAAATTCATTTAATTGTGCTTTAAGGGGAAATAGACACATTAAAGTCGGTATCCACCGCGAGATGGTGCGGGTGCAAGGTTTT